TATCATTCAGATCACCTGCTTTTATAGATGTACCTGCTGAGTAAGTAGCTTGAGCAGTTGATACATCTGTATCTCTTGCGATACGAACTACAACACCATTAGGTACGTTACCTGATGTCCAAGTTACTGTACCGCCATTTGTTGTATAACTTGTTATGTTATAATGCGTAGTTGCTGTCTTTAAGACATTATCTACGTATACTTTGATTTCATCTGAAGTGAATGAGGGAATAGAAAAAGCTTCTGAAGCACCACCACTTGCAGTATATTGTTTAAAACTTGCCATTTGTTATTTGTACATTGCTAATAGGTTTTGAAAACTTGGAGTGGTGGTTGCTTGTTTGTAGCTTCTGCTCATTTTCTTGGTTAATTGTTCTTGTCTTAATGCTTGAACTTCTGTTCTTTCTAAACATATTTGCCAAGCTATTTTTTTATTCTCTTCGACAATAGAGCGTATTACTTGGTTATGATAGTAATCTCTAGGTGTATAATCTCCTCTATAGCCACTAGCCATATCATCATCCATTTGTGACAAAGAATCAGTTATATCTTTTCTAGTTGCTAGTTTATTAAATTTAGATTCCATATTTAACTTACCTAATTCCTCTTGGAATATAGATCTAATCTCTGGACTATCAGTTAAGTCTGTACCATCAGGAGCAGTATAAGTAAAGAATCTTAAATCAAATTTACTATTAAGTAATAGTTGTCTACCAGGACTATAGTCTAAATTAAAACTAATTGGTATGGTAGATTTAGCAACTCTAGTCATGAAATCAAAATCTTTTACTGGCTTACCATTTAATGTATCATGTTTAATAGGTAAAGGTTCAGAAGATATATTTTCAGTTATTAGGTTTCTATTTCTTACAGCATCAAATACACTAGAACCTAGTTCACGTGTGTAAGGAGTAAAGATCTTACCCATCTCATTACGTAAACTACCTAATGGTACTACATTAGCTGCAGTAGCAGGTATTTTAGCCCAACTTCCAGGCTGACCAGCTAATACATCTACCCACATTTGCATACCTTGTAAATAAGATTTACTAGCTATACCTTGAGCAACGATTAAACCCATCTTTTGGAGTTGTTGTTCTGTCCACTCTTCACCCATCAACTCACTAGCATCACCTATATCACATATAGTAGCCCAGCATTGAGCGAATGGTTCTATGGATTCATAACTAACCCATACATCACCTACTTTAAATGATCTTGGTTGCCATCCTAAGTCTTTCCATAACTGTCTAGTTTGCCTATCTACTGGTCCATTACCAGACATATTACCAGACATCCAAGACCAACTAGCTAGACCAACTAAAGATGATCCCATAGTTAATCTACCTGTCTGCAATGCTTTAGCATTAGCAAGTTCAGTAGCATTTGTTATACCATATTTAGCTACACTGTCTAAATTCTTAGGATCAGCAAAAGCTATATCATTAAATTCTTTAACTAAGAAGTTGAATCCAGGTGTATGTTTAGCAGTTAAAGCTAATCCATTAACACCAGTACGTGCAAATAGGAAGAATGGTTTTGCCCAAGGAGCTGCAGTAAATACATCATTCAATCCTTTAGCAAATCCAGTTAATTCTTGTGTAAGAGTTACTTCTTTAGCTGCATACTTTGTAGCTTCATCTATAATATTACCATCAGCATCAAAGATCTGTCTATAGAAATCTTCTTCAAATACACTAAGTAGTTGAGGATTTATTTCAGATATCAAACCTTTACTTTGAGCATCCATAGCTGATCTCATAGCCTTCTCTCTCATCTTAGATCTACCTAAGATATGTCTAAAGGCATCATCAGTTGCTGCCATTAGTTTAGTAGAGTAAGTTAGCCAGCTATTGTTATTCCAGTTTCTAGCTTGATTAGCAACAGCAAACATAGCTCTATCACCATTTGTAGCTCTACCACTATCTTCTGCCCATCGTCTAAGTAGTTCCCAGTTCTCGTCACCTTTAGTAAACTCAGCGAATCTAGTTTTCATACTAGATACATCACCACTCCAGTAGGAGTTAAGTTTAGTTTTAAAGATTTCAAAGGATTCTGGTATAGATTGCATCATAGCATTTAACGAAGCTAATCCAGATCTCATAGTTGCTTGATCTCCTCTTACAGTAGCTCCTATAACAGTTGACATAGGACGTAAGAATGTAGCTGTACTTGTACCCATAATAGCTCTCATAGCTGTTTTAGGACCACTAAGTACACTATGTACCATCATACCTTCCATCTCTCTAATCAAAGCACCAGTTCTTTCTGGACCTTTTCCGTCTATCTGACCACCTTTCAACATCTTTCTACAGAACGCATCAAAGTCATCTAAGTTATTAACTGTTTTCATAGCAGAGAATAACTCGAATGTAGCATTCAAGAGATCATCATTAGCATCATCTTTAGATATCTGTAGTATACTAAGTATAGCATCTTTAGTATCTTTCATATCAGCTTTAACTGCTGATTCTATAGCTTCTTTACGACCTATTTTACCAGCACCTATGCTTCTAAATGAATCAGAAGACCATGCTCTAGCTCGTTTTATCTCAGTCATAGCAGTCATCATGGTATCAAATACCTGCTGCAAAGGACCGTCTTGTTCAATTAAATTAACAAAGTCAGTTAATTCTCTACCAGCTATACCGTTATCTCTTAGCTGTTTAAGTAAAGAACCTACAACTAAATCACCTGCTACTATATTCTTAGTAGTCCAAGTCTCAATAGTCTCAACAACATTACCAGCATCATCTGTTATATCATACTTAATCGAGGATCTGTACATTTCATCAAGATAGTCTTGAGCTGCCATGTCAGCTGCTTCTCTACCTAATGTCATACGTTGATGGGTTGCTACTGCATCCCCATAAACATCCATTAAGGTTTGTCTACCAGCTCTTATATCAGCTAATTCAGCTTGGAATTTCCGATCACTCATTAAGCCTCTAAGGACTCCATCAACTATCTCTTCTGTCATCTCTCCTGTTTCTGCAACACGTTCTCTTTGAACTGGTGTTGTTACAGAACCTGTTGAACCATCTTCAGCATCCCAGTCTGTTCTTGTTCTCTTCAGTTGCTCTCTAGCTTTACCTGGAGATACTTCAGATTGGTGCGCTCCTTGATGTGGAGATGCTACGTTTTTATTTTTACTAGCACCAAATTCATTCTTTCTTAGTTCTCTAAGACCTTTCTTTAGAGTCTGATAATCAATACTAGCTTTTCTATTATCTACTTGTGCCCTTGCTGCTCCACTACCTCTACCTAATAGTATAGTAGCACTATCAAATATAAGACCAATACCCATACCTTCTACAATATTCTTAAACTTCATCCACATAGGATGATCAGTATCTTTTGTAGATAGTGGAGTATCCATCCAGCCATGTCTATCTCTCATCATAGCGAGAGCATTATGACCATCAGTTTCTTTTGATAGTATGTCAGCCATAGCACCTATACCAGCAGCTCTAAGTAAACTGTATCCAGCTACACCTGTTAAGGAAGCTGGAGCTGATATACCTGCTGCACCTGCTGCTGCAGTAATACCAGCAGCCATAGTACCGAAGTGTACAGTACCTCTTAAGAGAGAACCCCACCATGTATTAGTTATGATAGGGTTTTCATGATCAACAAAGGGAGACCAATCAGGTCTGTAATATCCTTTTGTTTCTCTTTCTCTCTTCATTTCACCAGAGAGAGCATCTATTGTACGCTCTGGGAATGTAGCTAGAGAAGAAGCTGTATCTTGTAAACCACCCGATAAAGCTGATTGTACTTCTTTAACTACTCCAGCGAACCCACCGCCGTCAGGACGTTCTCTAGGGTCTTCCCTTTCTACTATATCCTGTTGTTCTTCTTGAAATAACCTTTCACTTAAACCTGGATCTTCAGTAGAAGCTGCATCAAATTTAGCTTGTAGTTCGTTATCATTTGCGAGTGGGTTGTTTATGTCTTTATCGACTGATTCTAAATTCATTAGATTAACATTAGTTTATTTTGTTAGCTGTTCTTTGCAAGCATTAGCTATAGCTTCAGTAACAGCAAATTGCTGTGTATCCAATTTACATTCTATCAATTCGTCTTTACTAAAACTAGTAGATTTCCAGCCAAAACCATTGTATTGACTAGATCTCTCAGCTGCCTGTGTAGCAGCTTCTTGTAAGAATAGTTCTTGAGTTGCTTGATCGAATTTAGTATTACCGTCTATCAAACCTTTCCGATATAAACTAGCAGCTAGTCTATTATAAGTATTCTCATCTGTTATAGCAAATGCACCGATATTATAATGAGGACCATCTTGACTAAATATCTGTTCTAATTCACCTATAGTATGTTGACTTAAAGATTTATCATCTTCAAATACAGTAGACTCATCACTTGTAGATATATAATCATATTTAGTTTTACCTTCTAGTTTTTCTGTTTGGAGAGCTAAAGGATGATAATGTCTTTCATATACTGCACCATCAGCAAGTGCTGAAGGATTAATTAAATACTGTACACCCTCATTGAAACTTCTAGCTTTATTTAATCTACCTATATACTCATTATCTAGAACTAAATTACCACTGATAGTTTTAATATTAGTTAGATAACTATCTGAAGTATCTTCAGTATTTATATCTCCACTTAGTTTTAATGCTCTGTTTAGTAGTATAGCTTCTACAGGAATACCAGATGAAGCAGACCATTGTTTATATAAATTTGGTACAGAACTTCTGCTATCTGATTTAACCCATTGATATAGCTGACCTAAGACTTTATCATCTTCACCTACTAACCTACCTTCAGAATTAAACAAAGCTATATTCTGTTCATAATTATTAGGTCTAAGTATTTGAGTTCTAAACTTTTCTTTCTGAGCAGATAGTAACTGTAATTCAGAAAGAGATTTCTGTTCTCCGAAACCAGGACGACCTAATTCATTAATTTTATTTGCTAACTTTTTTTCAGCAGCTAATCTTAATTCTTTATTAGGTGAATTAATATCAACTAAATACTCATCATTAAAGTTTTTTATAACTGCAGCTGTAGCTAATCTAATAGCAACCTCTGGGTCATTATCCTTTATATGTCGTGGGTATTCTAAAGCTACTAAGTTTACTAGTTCTTTATCTAAATTACTTTTTAGATTTGCAGGTATAGTTGATATTTTCTGTGTAGATAAAACTGTTCTTAATAGTTCAGGCTTAAGTATACTGTTATCAGAGAATTCGTTTAAGATCTGTGTAGTTGTTGCTGTAGTCCATGGCATACCTCCAAACTGTTCTGAAAGTAACTCTCGATGATAAGGAAGTAATTTAGACAGCTCATAAGGAGAGACAGGAACTTTACTAGTCATATACTGAGTCCTTAGTTTAGTGTATAAATTATTAGACTCTTCAAACATACCACCATTAGTCATGATGGTTTTCATTCTAGTGCTATAGTAAGTACCAATTCTATTTGTCTCTGTATCTTTATTTCTTACACTTTCTTCTTGTGTAAACTTTGCCATTATCTGTTCTTCTTCAGCTGGACTAGTAGCATTACTTAAGTCAGCTATTAATTGACTTTCTATAGATTGAGCTGTAGCTTTCCAACCATCTTCTCTTTCTTGTAACTTTTTAGCAATTACTCCTTCAACGGCACCTTCCCATTCAGATCCTTTTCCATTTCTTCTTTTATTAAAGGCTTCTATTAAACTAGAATATTGAGTACCATCATTCCATGTAAATGGTTGTCTTATAGCTTGTAAGAATTTATGTGGATCTATACCTCCTCCTTCTTCTCCTATCTCTGTTTGAGATATCATGTCACTCATCCATGTTTCTGCAAATTGAGCTAAAGATATTTCTGAGTTAGGATTAGCTAGTTTAAAATTAGCAAAGGCTTCTGGTATAACACTATAATTTCCTTTATTTATTTCAGCTATAGAGAATTCACGTTTCTGTTGAATTAGATTGATTTTAGCTTGTTTAGTATCTTCAGCAGTATCTAATACTAGTTGCTGTCTATTAGCCTCCATTGCAGGTCTAAGATAGTCATTAATAACTTCTCTTTTACTAAATAATCTGTTTCCTTCAGAGTCAGTTAAATTATATAAATAGGTACCAACTGCAACATCAACACGTCTTCTCAATTCTAATTTAATATGACCAGGAGTATCACCATCTAATGTGTATACCTGTCCATCTATTTTAAATTCTTTATCTCCAGAAACTGAATGAACTGAATCTCTAAGACTAGTTATAAATGTAGTTTTTATCTGTTCTCTTTCTTTTTTATTGTTATGATTTAAAGCTTGTGAAGCAAGTTCGTATTCTCCATTTCTTTCAAATATAAGTCCTACTTCTTTAGCTGCATCTTCAACTACAACTTGACCTTCTTTAGCTTTAATTGTTTCTACATTATCGTCTGGTCCTTGTAAAAGACCTAGCTTTTGACTAACACCACCAAATAATTCATTACCTTCTTTAATATGTTTAGCAGCACTAACAAGTTGACCAGTAGCTTTGGGTGCAAGTTTAGTCCAGAAATCTATAACCTCTTCTCTTTGCTTTTGACCAATATCTATATTCTTAATAATCTGTTGTGTTAATGCTTTATGAGCTGTGATAGATTCTTTAATAGAATTACCCATTGCTACTGTTGTATCAGCAAAAGGTGTTTGTTTGAAGTCCGCAGATTTATCTGGACTTTTTAATGTTTGGGGCTGTGCCCACTGAAATCCTGAGTTTGTCATAGTTATGGTCCTCCTAGACCTGTCCAGCCTTTAGTTGTAGATTTTCCTCCCATCCATTGCAGCATACTTGCATTACCGCCACCAGCTCCTAGTGAACCAAAGGCACCACCAAAGTCACCTGTAGCTACACTAATAGCTAACTGAGCAAACTTCAATGCATTGTTATCTTTAACATAGGTAACACCACGTTTAGCACCTACACCTGGACCAACCTTAGCGATAGCTTTAGCTTGATTACTTTGTAATTCTAGTAGAGCTGAATTCTGTAATGCACTAGATCTTTCTCCAGATGTAAATCTTTTGAGATTCTCTGCTTGGTATAGTTTAGATAGTAACATTAAACCTTCGTTACTTCTACCACCTCCTTTTTTACCAGTTCTACTTCTACCTCCTTCTGCAACTGATCCTCCAGTAGCTTTTATACGTGCTAGATGTTCAGCTGTTTTAAATACTCTACCTTGTGCTTTAATACCAGCATTATAGACATTTTCAGAGTATCTTTTAGCATGTTTACGTATAGCTAATTCTTTGTACTGCTTACTTACAGTTTCTATATTATGGAGTTGGTTTCCTCTAGATCTCTGAGAATGTTCTATATCCTTTTGCGCTGCATCAGCCTTATCCTTATTAGGAGTACCGAATATGCTGTCAAATAGTCCCATTTGAAAATTTTATAAAAGTTAAATTGTTTGGTCCGTAAGAAATTTCTCCCAAAATTCTGAACCCTAAGAATTTAAGTAGTTTTAAATGAACTATATTACGTTCATCTACTATGTTGTGCAAGATTTTTTCTTGCCTACTATCAACATATCGTTTAGCTTCTCTAGCAAATGTAATAGGATATTCATGTATTGCGGGAGTACATAGCATCCATATTGTGCCGTCTGGTTCTACACCAGCCATACCAGCAGTCTTGCCGTTAGGCACTGTGAAGTACACGCAGGGGAGGTTCTGAGCTGCCCAGACTAGCCTTTCCATAGGATCTAGCCCGTGCCCCTCTTCGACCTCTCTGCGGTCTTCTGGGCGTAAATTAGAGGCTACTTCTTTAGCAGCCTCGATTGTTGCAGGGTGAATATATTCAGACACGTTGGTAGAACATAGGTGAATAATCTCCTTCCCATGACATTGAGTGTAATGTGGTTGGAGACGGGTGACTAGATTTAATTACTATATCTACATTCTTATTCTTTTCATATACAGGTATAGTCTTAATTTTTTCTGATAAATATGGAGCGTCTGAAGCCTCATACTCATCTGATAAAGAAGATTCATATACTTCTGAATAATCTGCTTTACCTTTCCTTTCCAGAGTAGTTTCGTATAAACCTATCTTACCTAAGCTTAAGTTAATTCTATGTATAATTAAAGAAGCATTAACATCTGCTGTTGTTCTATTCCCTTCACTCTTAGTAGTATATATAGTAGGTAATTTAATATTATACTCATATAGATAACCTATATAGAATGTACCAGTAGACCAATCTCCAGGCACTGTAAAGTCATCTGTGTTAGTTACAGTACACTCAGCATACCTACCAATTCTAGTAGCACCAGAATCTGTATCAACTATTACAAGAGTACCATTAGGTGTGGTTACATCATCTATCCAATCTGATTGGTTAGCAAATGTAGTTACTTTAGTAGTAGCATTATAAGACCCATTACCTACAGTAGTCCAGTTATCTAGATGTATTAAATAATTAACATTATCTTGATCAATACTAACATCAGTATCAGATTGAACTATACTCATCTTCTGTAAGAAGTTGTCTGTATCTAAGAAGTAGTAATCATCATCAACTATGAAATGGTATTTAATTGGATTGTTTAGTTTCCATTTAAACCATGCAGCTTGTTGTCGTTTATCTCCTAACTGAAAGTACTTAAACCCATACACTATATCTGAGCCAGTCTTTCCAAACAATACTAATTGATTTTCTCTAGAATTAGTTATCAGATCTAGATCTTTAGGTAATAAAGAAGGTACAAGCTTACTTGTCTCTCCTACCATTGGTTCTCCTTCTCTAGAAACATTAATCATTTCATTAAAACGACTATACTTACCAGAGTTATCTATATAACCTACTGACATTCCTAATGATATAGGAGGCATATCTATATTGTAATTATATGCAGCCACACTTTTCAGTTTAGCTGTATCAGGATTTAGTATTGTATCATCAGATGATAGTAAGAATTGCTGATTACTACTGAATACTAATAGACCTGCATTTATATCTATACCATCGTATAGATCTGATGGGAACATAGAGCTACTAGATATATCTATAGGATCAGATGCAGATACAGCTATAGCAGTTTTAGCCCAGAAATTAGGAGCACCTAATGTACCTGCTTGGCATGTTACAATATTTTCACCTGATAAGAATGCCAGTCGATTACGGAAAAATAAAACCTTATTAATTTTTTTCCCTACAAATGAAGGTTTTTTATTTGTTTCATTATCTCCTACTTCTCTGTCAGGGTAAGTAAATTGTTTAACAGTAAATTCAGTTGTAGCTGTACGTTGAATAACGTGAGGCATAGTCACTAAGTCAAACCCTTTCTCTATGCCTGGAGCTGCTACTTCTACCCAAGTACCTGGACCGTCTTCATTGTTTTCACCTTTAAACTTTAACCAGTAATCATCATCGTCTGACTCTTGAGAATTACTTACCTTTACTAAATAACCATGTCTGGATTGACTTGGTAAAAGACTCACATCATTTACCTCAGTCTGCATGACTCTCATTAAGTCTTTATTAAGTATTTCTACATTAAATTCATTAGAAGAATAAAGATATAGACCATTACCTATAACTCTATAACTCACACCAGTACCAGATAGAGCGTCAGTTATACCACCTAGAATAGTATCAATAGTTACAGCAGTATCAGCATCAAATGGTGTAGGTGTTGGACGTATTATACCATTAACACCACCATTGATTGTACCTTTAGAAGAGATACTTTCATGATCAGTGACCTTTACTGTATAAGTATAATTTTTTCCTTGAGTATCATTTAAAGTAACTGTTGTTTCATCATCTGTATCCCAACCTTCTCCACCATGCAGTAAGTCTATTCTACTATTATAAGCACATGCATGATGAGCTGGGTTGTCTGAATCTGTATTATCTTCTGATCTACCTTGTTGACCAAGAGTAGTTATACGGAATATAAGGTTCTTAGCATTAGCAGAATCAACTCCAGTTTTTGATCCTTTACCTTCTTGAAATACTTGTGTACCTATACCTGGACACCGACCAGTACCAGAACCAGTTTCTAAAGTATTACTTGCTATTTTCATTCTAGTAGCTCTGGCTCTAGCAGTAGCAGTATCAGTATTATAAATATTTAAAGCATATTGTCTACCATTTTCTGTCCGTAGTATTTCTATATAAGCATAATAATTATCAATTTTACCAGCAGTAGTACCAGTAGTAGCTACTGTTGTATCTCTATTATTAGCAAATGTAGTATCATTAATAGTTAGGAATTGCAAGTCTTCTGTATTAGAAGCAGATAGATATGTCTTAATAGCTGACTCTCCTCCAGTACCATAAACCGTAGTCATCTTAGTACCATCAGAGCATCTCCAGACATTTAATGTACCATCTGTTTGTACTTGTCCTAGATAAGATCCTTCTGTCTCATCTCTATAGTAATGGAACCAAGACCCGCCAGAAGCTACAGAAGCTATTGGTGTGGTACCTACACGTTTAGATCCAGGTCTCTTATACAATCCGTAAGTAGCATCTGGTATAGCATTAATTGAATCAACTACCTGACCTGGAAATTTTCTTTCATCTGGTTGTTCAGATATACCAAGTGTATAACTAGGTATATTTTGTGTAATTGAGGCCATTATCTTCTAAGTGTCCTCCATGGTTGGAAGGTAGTAAAGGATGAATCTTCAGGGAAGTTAAACATACTAGGATTACCTTGAGTACACTCATACTCTAAACAGGTAGCTCTAGCTAATGCTTCTTGTTGAGCTAGTAATCTAGCTAATTGAGGATTACCTATCAGCTGTGTAGCAGCTCTAGTAGAAGCTTTGTATACTATATATCTTTTAAATACTTCAGGTAGATCATCATAAGTAAGTAGACGAGTAATGTCTAGATACATTTCTGTAACATCATCCCACTCATCTGTATGGTCATACTTATCATATAAGTAACCATTTCTTTTAACTACATCATAATGTTTTTTAGACCAACCATCAGTAACATCCATCTTTAAAACATCACTACCTACAGTTATCTTCTTTAAACCACCTACATCTTCTGGTGTATATTTAACATGTTTCTCTGTGTTGAAGTGCCAGCCTTCATTCTGTACATCAACATTAGCATCTCTCAATAAATTATATATAAATGATATCTCTGGATTATCTTGTGAACCTTCAATAGAAGTTATTGGGGATTGACCTATAGCTCCCAAGATAGCATTTACAGCGGAGAGTTCGGTCTCGTTATCAATTGTCGTGGAAGCCATAAAATTATATAAAAAAAGAGGG